CTCCTACTTCATCCGCATGCCGCTCATTCCGTTCTACCGGCACCGCTTCTACCAGATCAGCGAAGACGCGCTCTGGCGCGGCGTCACGGTCTGGAGCGTGCTCTTTGCGCTCGATCACATGCGCGGCGGCATCGCGCTTCGCATCATGCTGGGCGAGAATCTCTGGCAGCGCTTCGCATGGCAGATCGCGACTTCACCCTGACCGCGCGCCAGCGCGAAGCGAACGAGCAACTCGCATCGGGCGCGCGGCACGTGCTGCTTGCGGGCGGCTCGCGCAGCGGCAAGACCTTCCTTCTCGTGCGCGCGATCGTGCTGCGCGCATTGAAGGCGCCTGGCTCGCGCCACGCGATTTTTCGCTTTCGCTTCGGGCACGTGAAGCAGTCGATCATCCTCGACACGTTTCCGAAAGTCATGGATCTGTGTTTCCCCACGGTCGCGTACACGATGAACCGCTCCGACTTCTTCGCGAGCCTGCAAGCGGGTAGCGAGATCTGGTTCGGCGGGCTCGACGACAAGCACCGCACGGAAAAAATCCTGGGGAATGAATTCTCGACGATCTTCTTGAACGAGTGCTCGCAGATCCCGTACGAATCGCGCAATCTCGCGATCACGCGCCTCGCGCAGCGCGTCGATGATCGCATCGCGGGGTGCGCGTTGCAGCCGCGCATGTATTACGACGAGAACCCGCCCGACAAGGGGCACTGGACCTACAAACTATTCAAGGCGCACGTCGACCCCGAAACGCGCGCGAGCCTGCCCGACCCGCAGAATTACGCCTTCTTGCGGATGAACCCCGTCGATAATCGCGAGAATTTGAGCGACGAATATCTCGCTACGCTTGCGCAGTTGCCACCGCGTCTGCGCAAGCGCTTTTTAGAGGGCGAGTTCCGCGACGCGGCGCCCGGCGCGCTCTTCTCCGATGAGCTGATCGAGCGCTATCGCAACGTCGACGAAGACCTGCCCGACATGCTGCGCATCGTCGTGGCGATCGATCCGAGCGGAGCGGAAGACGAGACGAACGTCGATAATGATGAGATCGGCATCGTCGTTTGCGGCCTGGGCATGGACGGCAACGGCTACGTGCTCGAAGACCTTACCGTGCGCTGCTCGCCCGAGAAGTGGGGCAAGGTGGCAACCGACGCATTCGAGCGGCACGCTGCCGATCGCGTCGTGGCCGAGGTCAACTTCGGCGGCGGCATGGTCGGAGCGGTCATCCGTGCAGCGCGCGCGAACACGCCCTTTCGCGCAGTGCGCGCGAGCCGGGGCAAGGCGGTGCGCGCGGAACCCATATCGCTGCTCGTCGAGAAGGGTCGCATTCGCTTCGCGGGGTACTTTCGCGAGTTGGAGGACGAACTGACCTCCTTTACGACCAACGGCTACATGGGCGAGAATTCGCCCAACCGGGCGGATGCGATGATCTGGGGCATGTCGGACCTCTTTCCCGAGCTCGTGCGCGAGCGCGAAGAGACGAAGCACGCGCCGCGCAGCATCGTCGTGCGCTCACGCGGTAATACGGCATGGATGCGCACATGAGCGACGCAGCACGGCAGCAGGGCGAGCGCACGGAAGAAGATCGCGAATTCGATGCGATCTCGGAGCTCGACATTTGGGACGAAGCGCGCGATCGGCTCGAATCCTCGAAGAATGCAGAGAGCTCGAATCGGCAAAGCGCCAAAGAAGCGATCCGCTTTCGCGCAGGCGACCAGTGGGACCATGCGACGACGACGACGGAGAGCGAAGACGAGCCCGAGCTCACGATCAACCTCACCGATGCGCTGTGTATGCGCGTCGAGAACAACATCCGACAGCAGCGCCCGCGAGGCAAGTGCCACCCGGTAGGCGACGGCGCGGACATCGAGCTCGCCGAGGTCTTCAACGGCATCGGGCGGCATATCGAGACCCGAAGCGAAGCGGGCGTCGCATACGACACCGCTGCGTCGTGCGCGATCACTGCGGGCTGGGGCTACTTCCGCCTGCTCATCGAGTACGTGTCGCCCAAGAGCTTTCAGCGCGACATGCGCATCGTGCCGATCCGCAACGTGTTCAGTGTGAACATGGACCCGAGCGCCGTCATGCCTTCGGGCGCCGACCAGGGCTGGTGCATCATCAGTACGAAGATGCGCCGCGTCGAGTACAAGCGCCGATACCCGAAGGCGAGCAACGCGAACTGGGTCGACGTGGGCGGCGATGCAACGCGCCTCGATTGGGAAGATCGCGAGGAAGTGCGCCTGGCCGAGTACCTGCGCATCCGCGAGATCCCTTCGCGCCTGTACCTCATCCGCGGCGCCGGGGGCGAAGAATTCACGCGCTACCAGAACGAACTGCCGCGCGACCCGCGCACCAGGCAACTGCTGCCGCTCTTGGAGGTCGAAGCGATGCTCGCGGAGCGGGGCTTGCGCATCGATGGAGATCGCGAGAGCAGCAAGCGCCAGGTCGAGTGGTTCCGGCTCAATGGCCGCACGATCGTCGCGCGCGAGCAGCTGCCCGGCCAGTACATCCCCGTGTTTCGCGTCGAAAACCGCGCGACGATGATCGACGACAAGATGCTGCGCACCGGCATGGTCGCGCCCATGATCGATGCGGCGCGCATGGTGAACTACGGCGAAGTCGCGAAGATCAAGCGCCTGGGCCTCACGCCCAAAGCGCCCTGGGTCGGACCCGAGGGCTCGTTCGAAGGGCACGACGAGTGGGACGACGCGAACAAGAAGCCGTACTCCAAACTCGAATACAAGCCGATCGTGATCGAGACGAGCGCAGGCCCGATGCTCGCTCCCGCTCCGCAGCGCCAGATGCCTGCGCAGATCGAGCAGGGCTTCTCGGAATTCGTGCAGGGCATGCGCTCGAATCTCATGGCCGTCGCGGGGATGCCCAACGAACCCGGGCAGGACCAGATGGGCATCGTCGTGAGCGGCAAGGCGATCGACCGGCGGCAGTGGCTCTCCGACCAGGCGCATTTTCACGTCTACGACAATCTCACGCTTGCAATCGCGCAGTGTTGGCGCGTCATCGTCGAGCTCGCGCCCTTCGTGTATGTGGAAAAAGGACGCATGCAGCGCGTGATCGGCGAAGATAGCGTGCCGCAGATCGTGCAGCTCAATTCCACATCGAGCGAGCAAAACGAGACCGGCGAGGCGATCACGCGCGCGAAGAACGATCTCTCGGTCGGGCGCTACGACGTCGTGATGGACACGGGCCCGGGCTACGAGACGAAGCGCGAAGAGGGAGCACAGAACCTCATCGACATGGTGAAGATCCCCGCGCTCGCAGAGTTGGTTGCGAAGATCGCGCCCGACCTCCTATTTCGCGCGATCGATCACCCGTACATGCAAGAGCTCGCCGATCGCCTCTCTGCGAGCACGCCAGATGGGCTCAAGAAGGTCATGGGCGAGCTCTCCTCGCGTGCGCGCTCGCTCGTGCAGTCGCTCGCGAACGAGAACGCGCAGCTCAAGCAGCAGATCCAGACGCTGCAACAGGATCTCAAGGGCGGCATCACGAAAGCGCACCTGGCCGCAGCGACGAAAGCGCACGATACGAACGTGATGGCGGGCGTGAAGTTGCACGACACCGAAGTGCGCTCGGACACGCAAAAGCAAGTCGCCGAGATCACCGCAGGGGGCAAGATCATCGACTCGCGCGCGCAGCGCGGCCACGAGACCGATCAGCTCGCGCGCCAGTTGGAGCACGGCGCGGCGATGGCGCTCTCCGACCAGGAATTCCAGCGCCAGGAAAAGGCGGCAGATCGCCTCATCGCGCAGCCGCCGCAACAGCAACCCAGCAACGGATCGGGGGCATAAATGGGCGCACCGAGCGTCAGCACGCCAAACCCCGAGGGCATCGCTGGCCCGTCGTGGGCGCGCTTCATCTAGGAGAGGACGACATGGCAGTCGTAGTGGTGGACGGAACAGCCGAATCGATCGTCAAGGACGCAACCGGCGAGGGCATTGCTACGGCAAGCGCTGCGCCCGATGCGCCCTCGAAGCCCGAGGCAAAACCGGAAGCGAAGGCCGATGCGAGCACGACCGACCCCGATGACGTAGAGGATGCCGAGGGGCTCACGCCCCGCGAGCGACGCGATCTCACGCGCAAGATGCAAAGCGCGATTGCGAAGCGCGCGCGCCGCGCAACGGACGCCGAAGCGTTCGCAGCGCACGAAATGCGCGCCCGGATCGACGCGGAGTCGCGCGAGAGCGCACTGCGCGCGCAGATCGAGCAGATGCAGCGCGGTGGCACGCCGCCTGCGAGCACTGCCGCAGCGCCAGCAGCAAAACCGAAGCCCGAACGCTCGAAGTTCGCCACCGATGGCGAGTACCTCGACGCCCTGGTCGCGCACGGCGTCGACCAGGAAATGGCGAAGCGCGATGCGAAAGCCGCAGAGGACGCGGAGCGCAAGCGCGTCGAAGATCTGCGCGCCCAGATCAGCGAGCGCGTCGCGAAAGCGATCGAGCTCGTCGAGGATTTCGTGGATGTGACCGAAAGTGCGGATGTGCCGATCCCCCCGGCGATCGTGGGCGCGATGGAAGAGACGCCAATGGTCGCGGAGATCGCGTACTTCTTCGCAAAGAACCCGGAAGTGCTTGATTCCTTGGGGAAAATGTCGCCCCGCGCGCAGCTAGTTGAATTCGGGAAAATTCTGAGTAAACTCACGCCATTCGCTGAACGTGGGAACAGCAAGGCAAACGGCAGCGAAACGCAGCACAGCAACGGCGCAGCAGCGCCGACGAGCACCAAGCAGAACGGCGCGAGCGCGCCGACTGAATCGAACGCAGCCACGGCTGCGACCACGGCCCGCAGAGCGGCCCCTGTGATCCGGCCCGTCGAATCGACGGTAAGCGCGAGCGCAGGCGATGTCGATGCAGCTTCGATGGACGTCCGGCAGCACATCGCGGACTTTCACCGTCGCAATGGAGTCGACCTAGCCAGGCGCCAGCGTCACTAAAGATCGCGAGCGGCACGCTCAGAGCGGAAAACCTCGATTCCTATGCGCCTGACGGCGCTTATGTGAGGCTGCTTTGGCGAACCAGCTGCTTACGATCTCGATGATCACGAATCGGGCACTCCCGGTGCTCGCGAATCTGTGCGTCGTCACCGACAAGTTCAATCGGCAATACGACAAGGAATTCGGCCAGAAGGGGCGCAAGATCGGCGCGACGTGCAATGTGCGCGTGCCGCCCCGCTACCTCGGCACGTTCGGCCCGGCGCTGAACGTCGAGCCCAGCGCCGAGCAGTACTTCCCAGTGTCGATCCTGTACCAGTTCCACGTCGACATCCAATTCAACACGATCAACATGCTGCTCGACATCGACGAATTCGAGGAGCGCTTCTTGCACCCCGCGTGCGTCGCGGTGGGCAACCGGATCGACAATGACGGCGCATACTTCGCGATGCAAAACACCGCGAACCGCCAGGGGACGCCAGGCGTTGTGCCCGGCTCGTTCAAGGTGTTCTCGGACGCGCGCGCGATCCTCGCAAGCGAAGGGATGCCCAAGGGCCTGACGCCCTGCGCGATCCTGCACCCGCTGGCTTCGAGCGCGATGGCCGATTCGCTGAAGGGCCTCTTCAACCCGCAAGCGAAGATCAGCGAGCTCTACGAAGAGGGCATGGTCGCCGCGAAGACCGCGGGCGCCGACTGGTTCGAAGATCCGAATATCGCGACCTACACGCTGGGCACGTTGACGGGCTCTCCGGTGCTGGCGGGTATCACCACGGCGGTGGGTGGCTCGGCGATCCTCACGAGCGGCTTCGCGCAAAGCGGCGTGCTCAACCTCTCGGGCCTCACGAACACCGCAGCGCAGTGCTATGTGGGCGACACGATCCAGATCGCTGGCGTGTACCCCGCGAACCCGCAAAACCGCGCGCGTTACGGCAACTCGCTCGAGCAGTTCGTCGTGCTGCCCCCGGGCGGCTACGCGCAGATGACGGGCACCGCTGCGCCTGGCGGCCCGCAGTTCGCACCGGCGACGCTCGCTGCTGGCACGTTCAACGCGACGACGGGCCTCTACACGTCGAGCGGCACGGGCACGCTTGCACTCACCGTGGGCGGCTGCGTGATCACGGGCGGCCAGTTCCAGAACGTCGCGACGACCTCGGCGTGGACCGGCACCCCGGCCGTCACGATCAATGGCGGGACGGCAAGCGGCACACTCTCGACCGAGAACCTGTACTTTCACCGCGATGCGTACGCTCTTGCGTTCGTCGATCTGCCGCTGCCGCGCACCGCAGTCGAGGCGAGCCGCGCATACGACGAGGATCTCGGGATCGCGATCCGTATCGCAACGCAATACACGATCAACAACGACGCGGAACCGACCCGGATGGATGTGGCCTACGGCTTCGCTTCGCTGTACCGATCCCTCGGCGTGCGCGTCTCCGGCTGATTTCGTCGACCTAGCGTAAAGGAACCCTCAACATGCCATCAGTCACGAACGTCGACGGCACCAACCCCGGCCCGAATATTGGCATCCTGCCCGATACCGTACAGTCCCCGGTCGGCAATCTCTGGAAGGTCGGCACGTTCGCGATCTCGATCACGCCCTCGGCCCTGGCGACCGGCCCATCGGTTGCCGAGCAGACCTTCTCCGCAACCGGGATCGGACTGCTCACGACCGATCGCGTGCTCGTCAACTACCCGGGCGCGCAGACCGCG